AAATAAAATATATATTTCATAATAATATTGCTCCAACAACAAAACCAACAACAAACCAAATTATTTCTTGTCTGTAATGCAAGTGCCAAATGTGAAATTTATCTATGTAATTTTTCATCTTTATGGTTTTTTTGCAAATAATTATTTACTTTATAATATAATATTTCTGTATTATTAATTTTTTCTAATTCTTCCCAAACTTCATAAGGCAAATCATTCACATTAGCTATATCGTTACAACAATCTAAAATTTCCATTTGTGCTTTAGTTAATTCTCTCATTATATCCCCCTTTTTTTTATATGTTTCAAATCATCATAATTTGAACACCATTCATAAAAAGCATTTTCTTGTTCTTCAAGTGCTTGTTCATATGTTAGAACTCTTGTATCATCTTCATTAATTTTAGTTTGTGAACCCTCACAATTACCCCATTGTGCGATAAACTCATCATCATCATACATTAATTGATTAAATTCACTTCTAGCTTGATCTTCTGTTTTTTTTTCCATTATATCCCCCTTAATATTTTTTCTGGTGCTTCTTTGTTTCTTTGTTTTATTGAGAACTCATAAAATTTATACAAAGGTTTTATCAAATTGTTTTTTTGTTCCTCAGTTAAATTATTATTTGTTTCAATAGCTGTTTCTAGTTTATCTAAATATGAGTTATGAAAAATCATATTAGTTTTAAAATACATTGGTCTTTTATTCATTATATCCCCCTTGTATTTAATATATGTTGCTCCAATATCATTGCCATTTCTAAGCCATAGAAAAGCAAGAAGTACATTAACGCAAAGAATATTAAACCTTCAATTATTGTTTTCATTAGGCAACCTCCAAACCAAGCTCAATTCTAGCTCTTTTTAATAATGGAAAATGTAAGTTAAAAAAGGCAAAGAAATTCTTGTGCCAATAATCAGACATACTATCCCCATTATCAAAGTTATATTGATTCATTATTGATTGAACTTCTTTGTGAAAAGTATCTGTATATCTAGGGTCTTTTTGATTTACACCTTCCCAAATATAAAAATATTTTTTAATGTCATCACAATCAACCAAAGCTACATCAATTTTATTGTATGTTGACTTCACAGAAAATTTACAACCCTTGAACTTTTTAAGGTCTTTTCTCACTAACTTAGCTATTTCCTTAACTCTAAGGTCTTTAACTTCTGCGTACTTGTTCCCTATTGTGTGTGCTGTTAACATATATTTACCCTTTCATTTGTTTGTTTTTTGTATATATTCAACATAGTTAAAACTATACATAATTCTAAATAGTTGTCAATAGGTAGTAAATAACTAAATATATGAGTAATAAAATCAAATTTACAGCAGAAGTATTAGAAGCCATATTTGCAGAGTTGGCATTAGGTAAATCTATAAAAAAGGTATTAGAAGCCAAATCATTATCATGGGAAGGCTTCAGAAAGCTTTTACATAAAAAGCCTAAAATAAGGCAAGAATATGAAACTGCAAAAAGTGATGGAGTAGATTATTTATTAGGTGAAGCTACATCACAGCTTGAAAGTGCTATTGCTGATTTTAAAATAAATGGTAAAGGCGACCTTGCAATTAGTCATTTAGTTAAAGAAGCTGTTGGTTTAACCAAGTGGAAAGCAACCCATTTATTGCCTAAATATTCTAATAAACAGCAAGTAAAACACAGTTTCAACGCAGAAACACCGCTTGTTGTGAAGTGGGAAAAGTCTCAGTAATTATTAATTAAGTAAAGTAATACAACATTTATTGGTGTTGATCTTCCAACCTGTTCGCACAAAGTTGCCTACACAACCTATAAGAAATAAAATAAATTGCTAGTTGTAGGCAGATAAACCATAAAATGTATTATGCAACCTACATATTGCAGTTATAATTGATCGTTATCAGTAATTGTTATAATTGTATCGCAATAACTTAAGCTAGGGGTTTTAAATGCAACCCCACCGCTAGATTTTTTTTGCGTTGTTGCGTATTATGTTAGGAGGTATATATAAATAGATGAGGAGACCGACTATGGAAAAGCCAAAAATATACGCAATCATTCTTGTTTCAGAAGCAACTAATTCTGTATCAGTTCACTTTGAAGGTTTTGAAGATTATGAAGATGCAAAAGACTTCTCCAGATATATCGGTAAAGAACTCAACATAGAAAACTTGCCTTTTACTGAGAATGACACTATTCACTAGGTAGGGTTTTATTTTAAATGTCAGAAATTGTAATTCCATATTCACCAAGAAAGCTTCAGAAATTTTTGCACACACAAATTCCTAAAAGCAGATTCAATGTTATTGTTGCACATAGGAGGTCTGGCAAAACTGTAATGTGCATTAACCACATGATAAGGGATGCTTTAACTAATACTCAGCCGAATCCTAGATATGCCTTTATATCGCCAACATTCAAACAGGGTAAAAGTACAGCATGGGATTATATAAAAAATTTCGCCAAGAATATTCCATTTGTTAAATTCAATGAATCAGAACTTAGATGTGATTTTCCTAATGGCTCAAGAATAACAATCTTAGGTGCTGAAAACGATCAAGCATTAAGGGGTATTTTTTTAGATGGATGTGTTATGGATGAAACGCAGAATATTAGTCCATCATTATTTCCAGAAATTATACGACCAGCATTAGCCGACAGGAAAGGATGGTGTGTATTTATAGGTACACCAAAAGGTCAGAATTATTTTTACAAATTACATAAAGATGCTGTGCAACAGAAGGGTTGGTGGACAGGGGTTTTCAAAGCATCTCAAACAGAAATCTTAGACAAAGAAGAATTACAATCTGCACAAAATACTATGTCAGATGATCTATATAACCAGGAGTTTGAGTGTTCGTTTCAAGCAGCTATTACAGGTTCTTATTATGGAGCTATTATAGAAAAGCTAGAAGCAGCAAAAAGAATGACATCTGTGCCTTATGATGAAAACTTAGATACAGAAACTTGGTGGGATTTAGGATTAAAAGACTCCACAGCAATCTGGTTTGTTCAAAGACATTTAAATCAAATAAGAGTTATTGATTATGAAGAAAACTCAGGTGAGGGATTAGACTTTTATGCAGACCTGCTGGACAGCAAACCTTATAAATATTATAGACATATAGCTCCGCATGATATAAAAGTTAGGGAATTAGGAGCTTTTGGAAAATCAAGGTTGGAAATTGCTTTGGAATTAGGTATATCTTTTGATATTGCACCGAAACTTTCTATTGAAGATGGTATTGAGGCAGTCAGAAAAGCATTACCTAATTGTTATTTTGATAAAGAAAAAACATCAATGGGTGTAGAAGCATTAAAAGCTTACTCAAAAAAATGGGATGAAAAAAATCAGTGTTTCAAAAACAGACCAACACACAATTTTGCATCACATCCAGCAGACGCATTTAGATATGGCTGCACATTTATTGGTGGACAAAAAACTAATTGGAAAGAACCAGTCCAGGTTGATACAAGTTATATAGTTTAGTTATGGCAAAAAAAATTGAAAGACTAGAAAATTTAGAATTAAAAAATACTTTACAATCTCACATACATAATTCGTTAGGTTTTTTAGGAGGTACATTATCTTCTGAAAGAGAAAAATCTTTAGAATATTATCAAGGTGATAAACTTGGTAATGAAATAGATGGTAGATCACAAGTTGTTAGTACAGATGTTGCAGATACGATTGAGAGTTTGCTTCCAAATCTTTTAAGAGTTTTTACATCATCAGATAAAGTTGTGGTATGCGAACCAGTTAAATCAGAAGATGCACCTTTAGCAGATCAAGCTACAGCATATTTAAATCATATTTTTTATAAAGAAAATGATGGCTTCCAATTATTATATAATTTTTTTAAAGATGCTTTATTAGAAAAAAATGGAATTTTAAAAGTATTCTATGATGAAACAAAAAAAGTAGAATATGAAACATATAAAAATTTAACAGATAAAGACTATGAAGATTTAACCTCTGATGAAAATGTAGAAGTTATTGAGTCATCAGAAAAACCAGATGAACTAGCTGAACAAGCTGCTGAACAGTTTGAAGCTCAAATGGAACAACAAGGTATTGATATAAATTTACCAGAGCCAAAATTACATGATTGTAAAATTAAAAGAACAACGACTGAAGGAAAAATAAAAGTTGAGTCTGTTCCACCAGAAGAATTTTTAATTGATCGTACTGCTATAAAACTTGAAGATGCAAACTTTGTTGCACATAGAGTTCAAATGACTAGATCAGAATTAATTAGTATGGGTTATGATAAAGAGGATGTAGATAGTCTTCCAACTTCAGACGCATCAACATTAAACACAGAAAGATTAGCAAGATACCAAAACATAGAAGATTTCCCATTTAATACATCTGATAATAAATCTACACAAACTATAACAGTTTATGAAAATTATATTCGTTATGATGCAGATGGTGATGGTGTTGCAGAACTTAGAAAAGTTTTATCTGTTGGTGATACTTCAGAATTTGTTTTAGAAAATATGCCTTGTGATAATATTCCATTTGTTTCAGTTACACCTATTCCAATGCCGCACAGATTTTATGGTAGATCAGTTGCAGAATTAGTTGAAGATATTCAATTAATGAAATCAACTGTAATGAGACAGTTGTTAGATAATATGTATTTAACAAATAATAATAGAGTTGCAGTTATGGATGGTATGGTAAATATGGATGATTTACTTACATCAAGACCTGGTGGTGTTGTAAGAACTAAACAACAACCTAACCAAGTTATGCAACCGATACAAGCTCAACCAATTTCACAACAAGCTTTTCCATTATTAGAATACTTAGATACAGTTAGAGAAGTTAGAACAGGTGTTACAAAATACAATCAAGGTTTAGATTCTGATTCATTAAATAAAACAGCTACAGGTATTTCTGCAATTATGAATCAAACTCAAATGAGAGCAGAATTGATTGCAAGAATATTTGCTGAGACTGGTGTTAAAGATTTATTTAGAAAAATGTTTGAACTTTCAGTTAAATATCAAGATAGAGAAAAAATTATACAATTAAATAATCAATATATACCAGTGATGCCTACAGAATGGAAAAATAGATTTAATGTTACAATACAAGTAGGTCTTGGCACAGGAACTAAAGAACAACAAATTGTAATCTTAAATAATATTTTAGATAAACAGTTACAAGCTTTTCAATTACAAGGACAAAGAGAGTTTCCAATGGTCAGTTTAAAAAACATTTACAATACATTATCTAAGATTGTAGAAAATGCAGGACTAAAAACAGTGGATAGTTACTTTATAAATCCAGAATTAGGTAAACAGTATGTAACTCCACCACCAGCTCCTCCTATTCCTCCTATTGAAAAAATAGAAATGACTAGAATTGATGCTGAAAACAAGAGAAAAGTAGCTGATCTTGAATTAGAATATAAAGAATTAGAACAGAAACAAAGACAAATGTTATTAGACTTTGAGGCAAAAATAAAAGAAATGACATTGAAATATGGTACACAATTAGATACTACAAAGTTAAAAGCAGATGCAGAATTAGATAAGATGATTGTCTCAAGTAACAGCAAGGTACTTGAAGAAGCACAAAAATCTGCTAATATGCTAGGTAAGCAGATACAAGGTTTAGATGGATCACAAAGACAAAGCCAAGAGAAGCCAAGAATTGAGCAGAGCATCTCAGGCGAAACAGATATTACAGAATAAACTTTTTCAAGATTCTATTCAGGAGCTTAAAAAAATTTATTCAAATGCTTTGTTTGAACAAACTGGAGCAAAAGATGGTGAAGCTAGAGAAAAATTATGGTTAGCTTACCAAGTTCTAGGAAAAGTAGAGCAGCATTTTAAAGAAATTCTTGAAACAGGAAAATTAGCAGAAAAACAACTAGCTGATTTCCAAAATCAACAAGAAAAATAATTCTAGTCAAAAGATTAGAATAAGCCAACCCATTAGGGAGCTTAACTATAGGAGACAATATGTCTGAAACAAATCCGCTACTGAACAAAAGTTCAGTGCAAGGTGCAGCTAAACATATTGAAGGTTTATTAGACTCTAAAGGAGTAATTTCTAAACCTCAAGAAGAAGCTAAACCAGTTGAACCAAAAGAACCAGAGGTTAAAGCCGAAGATAATCAAGAGGAACAACAACAACCTGAAGCTCAACCTG